AGTTTGTTTATGGCGATGAACTTTCAGGATCATATCCAATGTCCTCAAGTATTGTGCGAGAGTTCTTTGCCTCCACTGCAACTGACAGAACTGGATCAAACAATCATCTTAATTCACTATACAATACTTTAAACTATTATCAAACACTAAGCAAACACTATGTGTTTAGTGGCTCTCTCGGAGACAAGGGCACACAGGATGTAAATCTTATAAGTATACCCTCCATTATTTTTGGCTCGAAGATTGAAAAGGGTACTCTGGACTTAAAATTCTTTGTTAGTGGAAACCTAATAGGTCAATTACAAGACGAAAGAAGAAACGGCGAATTAATTCAAACTGGACCAGAGGGCTCCACGGGCTCAGGATCTGTTGCTGGCGTGGTTTTATACAAAGAGGGTTTTGTATTACTAACTGGAAGTTGGGACTTGGCAACTGGACCTTATGCTGGATTCGCTGGAGAAAAATACACTGGTTCACCAGTTCTGAAACCAAAGTGGATTTATTTTGGAGCAGGAGCCAATGATGGTTTAGCAATGGCTAGTGTTGTTTCCTCCAGTTTTGGACTTAAGTTTAAAGGCAAAACAGAAACTCAAACAATTACAATGTTAGCTCACGCTCAAAAAGGGGAGTTTAATCATTCAAACAACCCAACATACAAAACATATGGTCAAGGCAATACACCAATGACTGCCTCTAATGCATATGTTGAGCCAAACGACTTAACAATTAAAAATATTGTCTCTTCCTCATACTCGGATCCCTACGCGGATTTCAAGAAGACAACATATATCTCATCAGTCGCAATCTACGACGAGAACAAAAACTTAATTGGTATTGCAAAACTTGCAACGCCAGTTAAAAAGACTGAAGATTTAGAGTATACTATAAAGATGAAATTAGATATCTAATATGAAAATACTGGGACTTGACATAAGTTCCTCCAAAATAGGCATTGCACTTCTCGATAGAGAAAATATAATCATAAGCGAAGTGTTAAAGTTTAAATCAAACATGTCATTGGAGGAACGCGCTGAAATATTTGAACAGCGAATGCGTGAAATAAACGAGCAGCACGTTGTTTACGATGTTTTCGTGGAGCAACCTGCTATGATGTTTAAAGGCGGCAAGACAACTGCGTTTACAATGGCGACACTCCAGCGTTTCAACGGAATGTGCTGCTATGTTGTGAATATTGTCTTTGAGATGGAGGCAGAATTAATCAATCCGACCTCTGCCCGCTCCAAGATTGGTATTAAAGTGCCGAGAGGAATTCCAGCAAAAGAAAAGAAAAACTTTATTATCGAGCGAATGTCTGAAAAGTTTGGAGAGGACTTCTCTTACAGTATGACACGACACGGAAACCCTCAACCCGGCACCGATGATCGTGCTGATGCACTTGTTGTAGCTCTGGCTGGACCAATTTTACTTGACGATACTTAAACTTTATGTTATAGTAAGTCTATGCAGAAGAAGTTTAAGATTATATCCGCTATCCTTGGCGACAGCTATCGGTCAAATGACGAGCACCTTTTTGCGTGCCCGTATTGCAAGCACCATAAAAAAAAGCTGTCAGTCAATATCGAGAAGAATGTCTACAAGTGCTGGATTTGCGAAACGACGGGTAAAGATATTCGTCGCATCGTCCGCCGCTTTGGAGATTTTAATCAACTACAAGAATGGGACACACTCACAAACCGTGTCAATATTACAGACTTTGATGATATTTTTGCAGAGTATGACAAATCAGAGATCCTACCAGAAAATTTAGATATGCCAACTGGATTTGCGTCACTAAACAACGAGCCTTCGCTATCTGCCACACCCGCTCTAAATTATTTAAAAAGACGAGGTGTATCAGAAGATGACATATTGTATTGGAAAATGGGATATTGCATGGAGGGTCGATACGCTAAAAGAGTGATCGTACCGTCATTTGATATTAACGGAGATCTAAATTATTTTATAGCAAGAGCATTTTCCTCTGATCCTCGTAAATACCTCAACCCTCCTTGCTCAAAGGATGTCATATTTAACGAGCTATATTTAGAGTGGGACACAGACCTTATAATTACTGAGGGCGTGTTTGACGCCATTGTAGCAGGTCCAAATGCAGTACCTATTCTTGGCTCTACATTGCGCTCTAACTCTAAGTTATTTATAAAGATTGTTCAAAACGACACACCAGTTTTTCTGGCACTTGACCCAGACGCTGTTAAGAAAGAGCAAAGAATTATAAAAATGTTCTTGAATTATGGCGTAGAATTGTATACAATAGATACTAGAGGCTATGATGATATAGCTGAAATGGGACGAGAAGAGTTTCTGAAAAGAAAAGAAAAAGCTACTGCTGTAGTTGAAAGCGATTACTTGTTAGAGCAAGCTATCGCAAATATTTAATGGGGTTGTATGTATAAAATTGCACACATTGCGGACACGCATATTAAAAATCTGAAGTATCATTACGAGTATCGTATTATCTTCAAGGAACTTTACGAGAAGCTGGCAGAAGAAGAGCCTGACTTTATCGTTCATTGTGGCGATCTCGCACACACAAAGACACAGCTATCACCTGAATATTTTGAACTCGCAACAGAGTTTATGAAGAACGTGGCGGACATCGCGCCACTTGTTATTATTCCAGGTAATCACGATGGTAATCTAAAGAACAGCAGCCGTCAAGACGCGATCACACCGATCATTCAGGCGCTGGAGCATCCGAATATCTATTTCTTTAAGAACTCAGGTGAGTTTCACGCCACTTCTGAGCTTTGCTTCAATGTTCTTTCAGTGTTCGATGAAGACAACTGGATTGACCCTACCGATACAAACAAAATTAATATTGCGATGTATCACGGCTCTATCTCCAATTGTAAGACCGATATCGGCTGGGTGATGGAACACGGCGAGCACGAGCTATCTATTTTTAAGAAGTTTGATTACGCCATGCTTGGCGATATTCACAAGGCACAAACGCTTGATTTTGAGGGTCGTATACGTTATTGTGGCTCTACAGTTCAGCAAAACCACGGCGAAACAAACGACAAGGGCTTTGGTATCTGGGAGATACAGGACAAAACCAACTTTACTTATCGTCACATCGAGCTTATCAATCCCAAGCCCTTTATCACTATCGAGCTTACACCCAAAGGCAAGATGCCCAAAGGTGTCGATATCACAGAGGGTGCTCGCATTCGTCTTGTTTCAAACAACAACCTGCCCCTCGACCGAATGAAGCGGGCAGTTGATATTGCAAAACATCGATTCAAACCCGAGAGCATTACCTTTCTTAATCGAGCAACAGGGCGACGAGCAGAACTTGGCTTTTCCAAAGACGACTTTATCAAGGAAAATCTCCGTGACATTTCGGTTCAGGAGCGTCTGATCACCGAGTATCTTAAAGACTACGAAGTTGAGGGTGAGATCCTTGATCGTGTTTTGTCACTAAACGAAAAGTATAATACAACCGTTGAGGAAAACGAAGAAGTCGCCCGCAATATTAACTGGGAACTAAACTCGTTTGAGTTTGACAACCTGTTCAATTATGGTGAGAACAACAAGATTAATTTTGAAAATCTTGCAGGTATCGTTGGAATCTTCGGTAAGAACTATTCAGGCAAGTCGAGCATCATCGACGCTGCCCTCTACACGCTGTTTAACAGCACTTCGAAAAATGAACGCAAAAACCTTAACGTAATTAACCAAAACCGAGACAGAGGCTTTGGCAGAGTCAATATTAGTATTGGTGATCGCCAGTTCACCATTGAACGAGAAAGCGAAAAGTATATTAAAAAGCTGAAAGGGGAAGAAACTGTTGAAGCAAAGACCGATGTAAACTTTGAAGAGTTTGATCCCGTGATGGATGAGACCATTAGCCGCAATGGACTTTCTCGTAATGACACCGACAAGAATATTCGCAAGATGTTTGGAACACTTGACGATTTTCTCTTAACCTCCATGGCTTCTCAGTTAGATTCACTAACCTTTATTAAGGAGGGTTCAACAAAACGCAAAGAGATTCTTGCAAAGTTTCTCGATCTTGAGATCTTTGATAAGAAGTTTAAAATGGCTAAGGATGACGCTGCCGACACTCGTGGAGCGCTCAAGCGTCTTGAAGGTCGCGAGTTTGACGAGGACATTGAGACAGCTAATCAAGAAATGCGGGAAAGTTTGGATTCCATTGAAGAGCATAAAACACGCTGTAATGAATACGACCAGACTATCAGCGACACGCAGAAGCTACTGGAGGAAATAGAAAATAAAATCACATCTATTCCAGTTGATATCATCGATATTAATGCCGCACGATCAGAGCTAAAAAATAAGAAGAATCAGATTTATACTTTGACAAAGAAGAGTCAGGAGCTTGCTAAGTCTAACAATGACAACCAACAACTCTTAGTAAGACTGACAAGTTTTTTGGAACAATATAATGTTGATAATCTACACGCTAAAAAACAGGAGGTTGATACAAAGACAAACGAATATGAGAAACTACTTTCTGTTCTAAAAATTAAAAATAAAGATATTGACAATCACAGAAAAAAAGTTAAACTATTAGAAACACACGAGTATGATCCTGATTGTAGGTTTTGTTGTGAAAATAAATTTGTTAAGAAAGCACACGAAGCAAAAGAAGCATTGCCAAATATGATTGTCGAAGTAACTGATTTACGACAACAAAGTGTCGCACTGTTGGAGCAGATTGATGAGCTTGATGTAGGCAAGATAAATGATTATATTGAGAAATATAGTAAACTCGTTGATAGAAAAAAAGATGTAAATCAAGAAATCTCCGTCGCTACGGCAGGCATCGAAGGCAATAACTCAAAGATTGAAGTTTATAAACACGAGCTTGTTAATATTGGAAACCAAATCAAGACCTATGAACAAAATCAAGAGGCTATTGAAAACCTTGAGACACTCGTGTCTAAGCGCAACGAGTATGCTGTATTGATCTCTCGTGCTCAAAAAGCTTGCACTACCTGTAAAGAGGAGTTAAATGAGCTTTATAAACTCCACGGTTCTTATGAGCAAAAGCTACAAAACCTCGCAGATCAAAAGCAAGACCTTGCCGATTTACGCGAAGAATATTCTGCTTATGACTTGTTCATGAGATGTATGCACACTAGCGGTATCTCATACGATATTATCAAGAAAAAACTACCAGCCATTAATGAAGAAATCGCTAAAATTCTTGCTAATATTGTAAACTTTGAGGTTTTCTTTGAAAACGAAGGCAATCGACTAAATGTTTATATCAAACACCCCAGTCATGAACCTCGACCAATTGAAATGGGATCTGGTGCCGAAAAGACAATCGCATCTATGGCAATCCGACTCGCACTGTTACAAGTGAGTAATCTGCCTACTCCAAATGTATTTATTATGGATGAGCCTGGAACCGCTCTGGACGCTGAAAATATGGATGGTTTTGTCCGCATTCTTGATATGGTCAAGAACTATTACAAGATTGTTATTCTTATATCGCACCTTGATACACTAAAGGATTGTGTTGATTATGTTATCAATGTTGAAAAGGAGAATGGCTACGCTAAAGTTAATGTGTGATTCTATATAAGATATGTCGGCAGTTAAAAATTTAAAATGGAAACGCGGTCTATCTAAACTAAGATTTTCATACGAAGAATTAGAGTATATCAAGGAAGTTTCAGCCCAGGCGGCATTAGAATTTGAAAAAGACTACAGAAAGTTTTGCGCTTTAAACAATGTTGACATTCCAGCACTTGAAAGAGAAAATAAAGAAAGGGTAGAAAACTATTTTGTCCAAGAACAGATACCTGATAAAAACGAAGTAGAGAATGTAATTAGCGATCCTGGTGACCGCTCTTTAACGGTTTATCAAAACACTCAACAAGAAAGCGAGGAATATCAAATGACTGCCGATGACATCGCTATTCACGAAGCTTTTTCAAAATTGTTTAAGAAACTTGCACTTAAACTTCATCCAGATCGTATCAATAAATTTCTACCCGAGGATGAAAAAGAAATACGAGCAAAAGAATTTAAAGAAGCAAACGAAGCTTTCGACAATCGAAAATACTTTTTTTTATTAGACCTCGCTGACAAATACCGTGTCTCTACACCACGCAACTATAATCAGCAAACTCGCTGGATGAAAAGAGAAACTGAAAAAATACAAGGGCTTATTTCCCAAAAGAAAAATACTTATAGTTACGGGTTTGCGGAAGCTGAGACAGAAGAAGAGAAAGAACTATTAATTAGAAAGTTTATATTTCAGCTTTTTCGTATTAACGTATAAAGGAAAATATTATGAGTAAACAGGCAGTATTAGATAAGATTATGGCAAAAGCCATTTCACGAAAATTATTTACATTTCTTACAGCGACAGGATTGATGCTTTGGTCAGATTTATCTTCAGACACATGGGGTATGATCGCTATGGTTTATATTGGCACACAAGGTGCTATTGACGCAATGAAGGAATACAGGCACGGATGATGACTTGGTTAACAATTGTATTATATTCAAAAAAGATTTGGACTTGGTGCAAGCATCATTGGAAAATTCTTGCAATTGCACTTTGGACTCTTGTTGTGTTTATAGTCGCCAGGGGGAATGTAAAGGCATATAAAAAAGTTCTTGATTCCACCATTGAAAATTACAAGAAAGAAGTTGAAGTTTTAGAAAATTCTCACAAAGAAGAGATAGAAAAAAGAGATCAGGCGATTAAAAAACACAACGAAGATATTAAAAGGCTTGAGGAAAAATATGCTGGTGACAAACACCAGCTTAATGTTAAAAAGCGCTCCCGATATCTTGAACTTGTGAAAATGTACGACACTGATCCAGAGAACATCAATAAAATTTTACAAGAAGAATTTGGATTTAAATATGAAGAATAAGATTATTGCAAGCATGCTGACCTTTGGGTTAGTATTTCCCGCTCCTATATTCGCAGAGACTTTAGAAGAGGCTAAGTATACACACCTTGATGCTGGAGAAACAGCCCCATTTGCAGGTATATTGTTTAATCCATCTGCGCTAGCCGAATTGTTATCAGAAAAAACGTTTTCTGATGAAGAGTGTGACTTAGAGGTCGAATATCAGGTGTCAAGGGCAAGGACTGAAATGCAACTAAAAATTGATTCTCTCCAGATAAGTTACGATGCGTTAGAAGAAAAACACCAACTTTTAATGGATATCAAGAATAGCGAGATAAATACTTACAGAGAGATGGCTCTTGACCAACCAAATAAAAACAATCAATGGTGGTTAGTAGGGGGAGTAGTTGTTGGTATTGGGCTGTCTTTAGGAACTTTTTACGCAACAACAAACATAACACAATGAGCAAAACAAAACACGATCCAGATTACGCACTTAAAGTGGAACACGCTATCTCACAGAAGTATGGCAGTGAAACAGTGCAGCACCCACAAAGAGACTGGACTCCACAAAAAGAGGAAGATTACCTTGAACAACTTAAGTTATTAAATCAAAAATTAGATAAGATATCAGAAAAACTTGAAAAAGTAGAAGTAGAGGGAGTTTTACTGCCAAAAAAACTACTTAATAAAGATAGCAATAGGTCTTGTCCTGTATGTCAAACTTATTCCTTTGATACGAGGGATAATGTATATATGACAAAATATACTTGTTGTCGTAAATGCTATATCACACATGTTGAAGGAAGAGAAGAACGTTGGGCTACCGGATGGCGTCCCAACAAAGGAGAAAATAAATAATGGCTTCAGTTTTAGACATCGTTAGAGGAATTTCACAGGCAGCCGCAAATGCTTATGATGGTTCACAGGATGAGAAATACTCTCTTGATGGAGAGGCAAGAAAGATCGGACTTAAAAGAGAAGAGGGAGATCCCATCATTGATTCTCGTGTTGTTGATGGTTTCAATGTTCGTATGAGCGGACCAATTCTCACTATCTCATATCAAAGCGATATCAAACTTAAAGATGTATACGCTGGTGATATTGAGGCTGATGTTGAGGAAATGATTCAGAATGTTGCGAACTTTCTTAAGAAAGAATTCAAGAAAATTACAGGCGATGCACTTACTCTCACCGCAGAGGGTGATGTTGATGTGCTTGTACAAAACACCTCTAAGGTTCGTGTCTTTGTTACAGGCAAGCGCAATTATAAGGTTGGAAACCTTGATGGCGTTGTAGAAGTTGGGTTGCCATCTGAGGATCGTCTTGATCAGTCTATCCGAGACTTCATTTCTCTTGGCAAGCAGTAGTCGATGATTAAATGTCCTTTGAACTTACAAAGAATGAAATAGTAAAAGAGATACTTAAGAGCGGTAAAGACCCAGTTTACTTTATTAATAATTACGCTAGAATCGCCCATCCTTTGGACGGATTGATTCCGTTTAAACTATATCCGTTTCAAGAAACACTATTACATGACTTTAATGATCATCGCTTTAACGTGATTCTCAAAGCACGCCAGTTAGGTATTTCAACCACAACGGCTGCTTATGTTGCTTGGATGATGCTTTTTCACCGCAACAAAAACATTTTGGTTATCGCAACTAAGTTCCAGACGGCAGGAAACCTTGTAAAGAAGGTCAAACACATTATTAAAAACTTGCCTCCTTGGTTGCAGATTGCAAATATTGATATTGACAACCGAGCATCGTTTGTGTTGTCAAATGGTTCAGAAATCAAAGCCTCCTCTACATCAGGCGATGCCGGTCGTTCGGAAGCACTATCATTGTTGGTTATCGATGAGGCTGCTCACGTTGAGGGGCTCGACGAACTGTGGACAGGCTTGTACCCCACGCTATCAACAGGTGGACGTTGCATAGCCCTGTCCACTCCTAATGGTGTGGGCAACTGGTTTCACCAAGCGTATGTTGATGCCGAGCAGCAACAGAATGATTTTTTTCCAACAATGTTGCCTTGGGATGTACATCCTGAGCGCGATACAGAATGGTTTGACAAAGAAACGCGGAATATGTCTCGCCGCCAAATCGCACAAGAGCTAGAATGTAATTTTAATATGTCGGGTGAAACAGTCATTCATCCAGACGACCTAACGTGGATGGAAAGCACAGTCAAAGAGCCTCAATATCGTACAGGTTTTGACCGCAACTTTTGGATCTGGGAAAAGGCAGTTGATGGATGTAATTATCTTTTATCCGCAGATGTCGCCCGAGGTGATGGAAAAGATAATTCGACACTTCATGTCATAAAGCTTGAGACAATGGAAATTGTTGCTGAGTATCAGGGTAAGCCGACACCAGATGTTTATGCAGATATGCTAAACAGCATTGGCAAAGAATACAACAACGGAATGGTCGTTGTGGAAAACAACTCAGTTGGCTTTGCAGTATTATCAAAACTACAAGAACTGGGTTATAATAATATATACTTCTCTGTTAAGTCTACACACGAGTATGTGGAGCAGGTTCGCGGCGAACATATGTCCAATGCTATTGCCGGTTTTTCCACTACTTCGAAGACGCGCCCGCTTATCATAGCAAAAATGGAGGAATTCATTAGAAATAAACTAATTACCATATATTCTTCGCGAACTCTCAACGAGTTCAAGACGTTTATTTGGAACAATGGTCGCCCTGAAGCAATGAGAAGTTACAATGATGACTTGACTATGGCTCTTGCGATTGGTTGTTGGGTAAGGGATACGGCGTTTGAGGCAGGCAAATTAGAGCAACAATACAGAGAAGCATTCGTTGATTCAATGTTTGTCGCTTCAACAAGACTAAATACACAAATCAAAGGACAGGAAGGATACAGAGCAGACGATAAGACGTTAGATCAGCGTCAAAAAGCAATGCAAAATATGCAACAGTTTGGCTGGCTCTTTAAGGGATAAACATGGCAGAAAATAAAAGAAATCCAAAAAACAATCAATCGGGACTTTTCAGGCAACTTACTCGTTTGCTTTCTGGTCCGCTTGTAAATTATAGAACACAGACGAGTCGTAAGCTATCTCGCGTACAGTTAGACAAATTCAAGTTCCAGTCTGCCTCTGGTCTAAATTTTAAGAAGTCCTCGTATAATCCTTTTGAGCAGCTTTCTACAGCCATTATGGCTAATCAGTTGCGTGCCGAGCGATACCAAGATTTTGAGCAAATGGAATACACACCGGAGATTGCCTCCGCTCTCGATATCTATGCCGACGAAATGACAACTTGCTCAGATCTTCAGCCGTTACTTACAATTAGGTGTCACAATGAGGAGATCAAGGCGGTCTTGAGTGAACTTTACCACACTGTTCTTAATATCGACTTCAATCTTTTTGGTTGGAGCCGATCAATGTGCAAATATGGAGACTTCTTTTTGTATCTTGACATTGATGAGCGGCTTGGTGTCACCTCTGCCATTGGTTTACCCACCTTTGAACTTGAGCGCCTTGAAGGCGAAGATAAAACAAATCCAAAATATGTGCAGTTCCAGTGGAACTCCGGTGGTCTTACCTTTGAAAACTGGCAGATCGCCCACTTCCGTATTCTTGGTAACGATAAATATGCTCCCTACGGAACCTCCGTGTTGGAATCAGCCCGACGTATTTTTCGTCAATTAATTTTGTTAGAAGACGCAATGATGTCTTATCGTATTGTTAGAGCGCCAGAACGTCGTGTTTTTTACATTGATGTTGGAAATGTTGCTCCAAATGATATTGAAACTTATATGCAAAAAGTTATGACTCAAATGAAGCGTAACCAAGTTGTTGATTCCAACACTGGTCGTGTGGATTTACGATACAACCCAATGAGCACTGAAGAGGATTATTTTATTCCTGTTCGCGGCGGTGTTTCGTCCCGTATCGAATCACTTCCAGGTGGAACATACACAGGTGACATTGACGATGTTAAATATCTCCGCGACAAGTTGTTCTCCGCACTCAAAGTGCCCGCTTCGTACCTCACTAATATGGAGGGAGCAGACGAGGATAAAACAACACTCGCACAAAAAGATATTCGTTTCGCAAGAACAATTCAAAGACTTCAGCGCTCCATCATTACCGAGTTGGAAAAGATTGGAATTATCCACCTTTATACACTTGGGTATAAAGGAGCAGATCTTATCAGCTTTAAGTTATCTCTCAATAACCCATCCAAGCTCGCAGAACTTCAAGAGCTTGAGCACTGGAAGACTAAGTTCGATGTTGCTGCTTCAGCAACCGATGGCTTTTTCTCCCGTCGCTGGGTTGCCGACAACATCTTTAACCTCTCTGAAGAAGAGTTTATTCGCAATCAACGAGAGATGTTTTTTGATCGTCGTTTAGACGCAGAACTTGAAGGCGTTGCTGAAGCCGTCCAAGGAGAAGCTGGCGGAGGTGATCTTGCTGGCGGAACCGAAGACCTTGGGGATGCCGGTGGTGATATAGATGACCTTCTCGGTGGAGATGAGGGCGGTGATGATATAGCACCAGCAGATGAGCCCGCAGCAGAGCCAGAAGATGATACACTGCTCGCAGCGCCAGGTAAGCGCGATGATCAAAGACGTATGGGTAAAAGCGGACCAAATAAACGACGCACTCGTTCGAAAGCTCGCGGCGTAGAAATTGCAACGGCTCGCACAACTTATCCTGGCGGTAAAGGATATGAATCTTTAAATCATCTCAGTAATCTTTCTGGAGAATTTAGAAAAGGCGGATTATATGAAGAAGACGAAAGTCCAGCCGATAATTTAGAGGAAAGACAATTATTTGAGGTAAAACAAGAGATGAAGAAACTAATTACGGAGTTAGATAACAGCAAGTTAGGTGAATCACATGGCAAAAACAAAACACAATAAGAAAAGAAATACTGCTTTTTTATATGAAGCACTTGTTCGAGAGATGACTAAGGCAGTTGTTTCACAGGACAAAGAGCGCAAAAATAATATCGTTGATATTTTAAAAGAGTCGTTCTCATCCAAAAGAATTCTTGGAAAAGAATTAAAACTTTATCAAACAATTCTTGAGTCCACAGATTTGGAAAGTGTGACCGCAGAGAAATTGCTTTACAAAATTCGTGAGGCATATTCTGAACTTGATGAACAAGAGATTTACAACGCCCAGAGTGCCGTTATCGACAGAATTAATAAAGAGGTTGGATCAGAAGTTTATAACAACTTTGTTCCTAACTACAAAAGTATTGCCACTGTATCACAGCTTTTTGGTGCTGATTCAACCGCAGTTGGAATTAAACGAGGTGTTATTTTAGAGCAGCAAATTTTAGAAACTATCACTTCAAGCACAACTGAAGAATCAAAAACTGAAATGAAGCCAATTGATAATATTGTGTTTAAAACTTTTACAAGCAAGTTCAATGAAGTATACGGAGACGATTTACTTTCAGAACAAAAAGAATTATTAAATCGATATATCCTTTCATTCAGTTCGGACACTGATATTAAAATCTACCTTAATGAAGAACTTGGTAGACTTCATACTGCTCTTCAAACTGCCCTAAACATAGAGGAAGTTAAATCAGATCAGAATATGACTGAATCTACCAACTCTGTTATTAAAATGATTGATGAGTTTAAGACACAACCAGTTGATAAGAGTCTTGTCGAAAAGGTTCTTAAAATTCAGAACTTAGTTCATGAGATCTCAGCATAATGAGCATTACCGTCAAAATTCCGCAGCAACCAGAAAAACTTGGTATCAAAGAAGATATCAAGTTAAAAGTTCGTAAAACCATGGGTAATCAACTTGTTGTTGAAGACCATCCAGATGTGGATATTGTCATTTATCCAGATAGTAACAAAATCTTGGCTCTCGCAAAACATCGCACCAATGAAGAGGTTTATGATACACAAGACCGTCTATTTTTGCTGCTAAGAAATGAGGGGATCATTGAGCCGCAATCGGTTCGCTCTGGCTATGTTTATGGTTCTATGGAAGGTCAGATGTTTATTAATGAGAATCACGATATGGTTCAGGTTGCCCTTTTGGGTATTAACAAGTTTATTCTTGAAGAAAGACCCTATTTTGAACATATAGAAGAATTTGAAAGAGCAGTTGATGATTATCTTACTCAGCCCGTTGATGGAGATAGCACTGCTCTTGGTGAGGTTCCACAAGAACCAACAAAGGGTTCAATTAGACCAGGCTGGATTCGTGGTCCATATGGTATGAGTATAATGTATAGAGGCTAAAATGGACTTAATATATTTTGTGTTAGCCGCCTACGGGCTGACGCAGATACTTGTTTATGGAAGTATCTTTGATAAGGTTCGCCCGACCACCGGCTGGTTCGGCGATCTTTTTTCTTGCCCTATGTGCGTTGGCTTTTGGGTTGGCGTTCTTTTGTTTGGAATAAATGGTTGGACAGAACTATTTACATATGAGTATAATCTCGTCAACTTATTAATTTTAGGTTGGCTGTCGTCAGGGACATCATATATCTTTAATATGGTATTCGGCGACAAGGGAATACAGATAGGAGTAAATAATGGATAACTGGACAAGCAAATGGATGTTGCAACCCGTCAGACGTTGCTGCAAGGGATCCTAACTCGCGCAGGTAGCGCCTGCAATTGGATAAAAAGATGAACAAATATTTATTGACAGAATATTATGAACTATGCCCCAATGGCATATGCGATGACTTATTAACCGAAGAAGAAAAGCGTATGGTCCGCGAGGACAATGCCATGTTTCTTACTGGCGTTATGCAACGCGCAAACCATTTAAATGGAAATGGTCGTGTTTATAGTCGCCCTATTTTGCAACGAGAAGTAGAAAACTATGGAAAGCTTGTAAAAGAAAGGCGAGCCCTTGGTGAACTTGATCACCCCGATTCAGCAGTTATTAATCTCGCAAACGCTGCACATCTTGTGACAGAAGTTTGGTGGGATGGCGATGCTGTTATGGGTAAAGTTCAAATTTTAAATACACCATCTGGACAAATTCTTCGCTCCCTCGTTGAGTCCGGCGTCAAGCTGGGTATCTCTTCCCGAGGAATGGGCTCTGTTCACGAATCAAATGGCAGGACAATTGTTGAAGAGGACTTTCAATTAATTTGTTTTGACTTTGTATCCGAGCCCTCAACCACAGGCGCTTTTATGATGCAGGAAAGCAAGCAGCCAAACATTATTACTAAAGCTGATCGTATTAACAGAGCATTAAACGACGTACTGAGGGAAAAATGAAAAAATCAGAACTAAGACAAGTTCTCAAGCCTCTTATCAAAGAGTGTATCAAAGAGGTTATCTTTGAAGAGGGAATTTTGTCCAACATTGTATCAGAGGTCGCACAGGGTCTTGGAGGGCAAACAATTGTTGAAACACAACAACCAGCCCCGCCACAGCGAGACTATGAAGAAGAGACCCGTATTGCTAACCAAAAGCTACAAGAAACAAGAAAGCGTATGTTAGACGCTGTTGGTAAAGACGCTTATAATGGTGTAGATCTTTTTGCAGGCACAACTCCAAGTGCAGCCCCCGCAGAAACAAAGCAAGGTGATCCTCTTTCCGGTGTGGACCCAAGAGACTCCGGCGTCGATATTAGCCAATTATTCGGCGGTGTAAATAAAAATTGGTCAGGAATGGTAAAATGAGCAGAGCATCAAATTTAATAGTAAAGCCTCTTAAGAACAATAGACGAGGTAGAAAGGTAAACGACACCCCAGAACGTATGATTCGTCGTTTTACGCGCAAGGTAAAAAAGGCAGGCATCTTAAATGAGGTTCGCCGCCGTCGTTATTATCGCAAACCCTCTGAAGTTCGCAATGAAAGAAACAATCGTATTAAAAGAGAAAAAGCAAAAAACAAGAACTTAAGAAACAAAAAGAACTAATTATAAAGAAATATTAGGAGTTTTATAACATGCCAGAAACATTTACCGCATATAGGGCTGGAGGAAGAAGCCGCACAGTTCAAAACATTGCGACAGATGCCCAAGGTGTTCCCCAACCAGAACAGATAGCATACACGATTACCGAGGCTACATCAGCACCCACAAGTGATGCCGATGGGTTTAAAAATCTTGGATTGCAAAAAACATTACACTGCTTAGTGAAAAACAACGCAACAGGTGGCAATGTTACTATTCAATTGTGGGGATATCACGCCGCTTTTGATGAATGGGGTATCTTAACTGTATTAGACGTTACAGATGGATCTGGCAGTGCTATAGCGATAACTGCACCCAATAACACGGACCTTTATAATAT